GTAAGAGATAGAATAGCAGCAAGAAGAAAAGCTGCACACAAAGGCGACAAAAATGCCTGGAAAGCTGATAGTGCACTAGCAGTTAATGAAGCAAGTAACACCGGCACGTATCGTGATGAAGAAAACAATATTGATGTAAAATGGCAGAAGTTATCTAATGGAAGCAATGAATATTTTGACATCGAAGCATACAAAGATGGCAAAAGAGTAGAAATTAATAACCAACAAGCCGATCATTATATCTACATGATCAAACAAGACATGGATGAATCCGTTAACGAAGCTGAGTATCAAGGCAAGACTGTGACACTCAACACACCCAAGCGTGGCGGTAGTAAGAAGTTCTATGTATACACTAAAAACAAAAAAGGCAATGTAATTAAAGTTAGTTTTGGACAACAAGGCATGACTGTAAAAACAGACAACCCAGGGCGTGTAAAAGCATTTGTTGACAGACACGATTGTAAAAACAAAAACGATCGTACCAAGGCTGGTTATTGGAGTTGTAGACTTCCACGTTACAAGAGCCTAGGTATCAAAGGTGGGCAGTGGTGGTGAAACCATACAATGATAAGCAAATTAACGAAACAACTAAAATAAGAACATTCGAATCAACAGTTGATTCAAGTGAATTGGTATGGCACCAAGATCACAACACTAGAAATGTAACTGTATTGGAAGGGTATGGCTGGGCATTACAGTTAGATAACCAATTACCTACGCAAATGTTGCCGGGAATAACCTATATAATCCCCGCAAAAATATTTCACAGAGTACTAAAAGGTGTTGACAATTTGGTTGTAGAGATTACAGAATCTATATAAATTTGCGCTAACATTTACGTATGCTGTAAATACAATATAACAAAGGAGTTACTATTGTGTGCAGTCCGTTTGTAAGAAAAGAAGCCAACAGACTTTTTTGGTTAGTTAAAGGTCACCTAATCCCCATATCAGAGCCAGACGATATTGTAGAAGGTTATTACGAAAGTTATTTCAAACGTTTGTGGAATAATGAATCTGGATGCTTAGATCAGTATGAACATGGATTTGAGCAAGCATGGGCAGAACGAGAAGCAGAAGAAATAAATCGAGTTGCTGTATTAGGTTACGATTAATAGTTGACAATCAGTGCTTCTTCCTGTAATATATAAGGAATTAAATATATTTAGAAGGTACAACTATGTCAGTCAGAAACTTTACACAAGAAGAAAAAGACAAACTTGCACAATTGATCCGTGAAGGAAGCACAATTATGCAAGAAGTCGAAGACCTTAACGGAGGTTTGAAAGACACTGTAAAAGCAATTGCTGAAGAAATGCAAATCAAGCCAGCAGTGCTTAACCGTGCAATTAAAATTGCACACAAAGGCGACTTTGCTCAAGCAAGCGAAGACTACAGCATCTTGGAAGATATCTTGGTAGCAGTAGGTAAAGACAATTAATGAGCTATGTCGACGCAATAATTGACAGAGAAACCGATCGAATCCATGTAGTAGAACGCATCAATGGCAAAAGAGTATACAATGAGTATCCTGCTAATTATGTTTTCTACTACAATGATCCTCGTGGTAAATTTAAAACTATCTACGGCACACCAGTGAGTAGATTTGCTACAAAAAGCGGAAAAGAATTTCAACGAGAAAAGCGAATGCACGATCCGGATAAACTCTGGGAAAGCGATATTAATCCAATTTTTAGGTGTTTAAGTGAACACTATTTGGAAGCAGATGCGCCTAAATTAAATGTTGCGTTTTTAGATATTGAGACTGACTATGATCCAACAAAAGGGTTTAGTAGTCCCGAAGAAGCATTTATGCCAATTACTGCTATTACAGTTCACCTGCAGTGGCTGGATCAACTGGTAACAGTCGCTATTCCTCCTAAAGGAATGAGCATGGAAACAGCAAATGAAATAGCTGCAAAATTTGACAACACTGTTATGTTTGCCAATGAAGCAGACATGCTAGAAACTACACTGGACTTGTTAGACGATGCTGACATTGTAAGTGGCTGGAACAGCGAAGGGTATGATATTCCATATATGGTTACTCGCACTACTAGAGTACTCAGTAAAAACGACACACGGCGATACTGTCTCTGGGATAAGTTACCTAAGAAAAGAAATTTTGAAAGGTTTGGTGCAGAAAACGTTACGTATGATCTAATTGGCAGAGTTCATGTTGACTATATGCAATTGTATCGCAAGTACACGTATGAAGAGCGCCACAGTTACAGTCTTGACGCTATTGGCGAGTACGAGCTTGGCGAAAACAAAATTGCGTACGATGGCACATTAGACCAACTATACAACAACGACTTTGAAAAGTTTATTGAATACAATAGACAGGACGTTGCACTACTCGATAAACTAGACAAAAAACTCAAGTTTCTTGACTTAGCAAACCAACTAGCACACGAGAACACTGTGTTGATGCCAACAACAATGGGTGCAGTTGCAGTTACAGAACAAGCTATTATTAACCACGCACACAGCAAAGGAATGGTAGTTCCTAATAGACGCTCACACGAAGGCAATACTCAAGCAGCCGGGGCATATGTTGCGTTTCCTAAAAAAGGCATGCACGACTGGGTTGGTGCAATTGATATTAACAGTCTATATCCTAGTGCAATTCGTGCACTAAACATGGGCCCAGAAACTATTGTTGGCCAACTGCGTCCTAATATGACTGACGAATTCATCAAAAATCAGATAGTAAATAATAAAAAAAGTTTTGCAGATGCATGGGAAAACATGTTTGGTACAATAGAGTACGAAGCAGTTATGAAACGAGATGCTACATTAAACTTAATTATTGACTGGGAGGACGGCCGCAGCGACGAAATTAACGGCAAGGACTGCCATGACTTAATCTTTAGCTCCGGGCAACCGTGGATTATAAGTGCTAATGGTACTATTTTTAAATACGATCAAAAAGGTATTATTCCTGATTTGCTGGAGTTTTGGTATGCAGAACGCAAAGTAATGCAAGCTAAAAAACGTGACGCAGCCGAGAAAGAAGACATTGAGTTTTGGGACAAGCGGCAATTAGTCAAGAAGATTAACTTGAACAGTTTGTATGGTGCTATTCTTAATCCAGGTTGTAGATTTTTTGATAAACGCATCGGGCAATCAACTACACTTACTGGACGCAGTATTGCTAAACACATGGATAGTTTTGTTAACAAAGCAATCACAGGCGAATACAACCATACTGGTGATGCCGTTATATATGGTGATACTGACTCGGTGTACTTTAGTGCTTGGCCTATTCTTAAAGATTCTGTAGAAGCAGGAGAAATTGAGTGGAACAAAGAAATTTGTATACAGATATACGATAATATATCTGATCAACTTAATGAAAGTTTTCCTGGCTTCATGGAACGAGCATTCAACAGCCCACGTGAAATGGGGTCGTTAATTAAAGGTGGTAGAGAACTTATTGCTACCAAAGGTTTGTTTATTAAAAAGAAACGCTACGGAGTACTAATATACGACATGGAAGGCGACAGACTTGATACAGACGGCAAGCCAGGTAAAGTAAAAGCAATGGGGTTGGACTTGAAAAGGTCAGACACTCCTAAGTTTGTACAAACATTTTTAAGCGACTTGTTGACAAATGTACTCAATGGCACAGACAAGCAAAAAACAATTGAGCATATTAAAGAATTTAAACAACAGTTTAAAGAATTACCAGCGTGGAGCAAAGGAACACCCAAACGTGTTAACAACTTAACAAAGCATACAAAAGTGTTCGAAAACACTGGACGCTGTGGTGTTGGGCATGCTATGGCTGCCATTAACTGGAATCGATTGCGTAAAATGCACGGAGACCAATATAGCGGCGAGATCTCTGATGGGCAGAAAGTAATTGTTTGTAAATTAAAAAGCAATCCGCTAAATATTACTAGTGTTGCGTACCCAATTGACCAAACAAGATTGCCCGAATGGTTTAAAGATCTTCCGTTTGATCAAGGGCTAATGGAGGAAACTATTGTAACGCAAAAAGTAGAAAACCTATTAGGAGTTCTTAATTGGGACTTAAAAGTAGAAGTAGGTAGTGATAATGCGTTTAGCGATATGTTTAGTGTACAATGAATCAACTAAAACTCAGTGAATTATTAAAGATTAGAGAAAGCATTACTAGTGTTACTAAAGCACTGGAGGATCTAAGTGAACCATTAAAAGAATTGCTAAAACTTGAAAGTTTTAAAATCAAGGAAAATTTAACACAAAATTTATTTAAGTCTCTTGACCTATTAAATCTTAATATATTAAAAGCTAAAATAAATCAAATTGACAACGATCATCTAATTGAAGAGATTAAAAAACTTAATGAATATGCTAACAAATTAAGAAAAGTCGAAAAAGAATTTTTTAATGAACTAGATCATAGCAAACAAAGTTTAGCTAGATACGAATGGCTAGTTAATTCAAACTTAACTACAATACCCC